CCCTCAAGATAGGCGCCATAATAACTCTCATGGGTGCCGTCCTTGGTGGTCGCAAACGCTGCGCCGCCCGTGCCCCCGATCGGAATGCCGGTCGCGGATGCGGGGTCAATGGTCGCCGCATAGTGTTTGATGACCTTCACGTCCGTTTGGGTCTTGCACCAGTCCTCTAGCTGAGCGTTGATCGAGCCGATCGTGGCTGCAACGGCAGCACTCGCCCCGGTACCGAGTGGCGGCACGTCATTGACCAAAAACAGCTTGGCACCCGCCGTCCGGCAGGCGTTGATGACCTTGCGCAGCGAGGCGAGCTGCGCCGTATCGCTGCCGGTCGAATTGGTGCCGACCTGTAGCCACATGACCACATTGTCGCCTGCCGCCACGCGCGCAGCAACTCGGGCCACGATCACCGCAACATTGGTGTCATGCGCAAAGCCCAGCACGGTCGCCGTACCCGAGCCATTGTTAGCCGCAGTCGTCGTACTGTTGTTGCAGAGCGCGCCGTTCACACCACAGTTATCAACGGTCGGGTCGTATTGGTATTCCACGCCTGCGAGCCCCAGCGCCCACGCGGCCCAGCTATCGCCGTTAAAGGAGCCGCCAAGCAATGCCTTGCTGTCACCAGCGAAGATGATGCGTGGATTGATGAGCTTGCCCTGATATTGGTACAATTCCGAGAAATTGCCGTTGATCGTGGCACGAGATACCGACCCCAGCTCACCGTTATTTACGTCCTTACGCGCCATAATTTAGCTGTCCTTCCAGGGCTGTGTGTCGTCCCAGAGCTTTGTGTCGTCCCAGGAGCCGCTTGCCAAAATCCAGTTGATGCTCGTGCCAGCCGAGAGGTCGACCAGCCCCGTCTGCCCGAACGTGGTGACGGCCTCCGGGCCGCTCAGGTCGACGGTATCCTTGATCATGTGATGACCCCGGCCGCGACCAGGCCACCGGCGGAGGCTTCGGTGCGAAGCCACACCGCAGCGGCCTTGCCCTTTACGGTTTGCAGATAGCCGAGCTGCTGGCCCTTGACCGATCCGGCCACCGGCGCCGCGCCGCCCCAAACCAGATAGACGGCCGCCCCCGATACCTTGTTCTCAAGGAAAATGTCGGCGTTCGCCAGCTCCGGCCGGGCGACCGTGATGTCGACCCAGCTGGTGGTGATCGCAACGTCGTTTCCACTAGTCACTGTCATGATTCAATCTCCTTCAAAGCTGTTGGGCATCCCAAGGGGGCCCGAGCGTCCGTCGCCGCGTGGTCGCTCGCTCCTCATGCGAGCTTCGCGCACAGGACCACGGCGAACGAGGGCACGAGCCAATCGGTCCAGCTGTGCAGGCCATGCCAGACGCGAGGGTCAAAGCCGCCCCACCAGGGCATATTGGCCCGGCGTTGCTTCCCATATGTCTCGATCCAGCGATATTCGGCCTGCGCCTGCTCACGGCCGATGAACAGCGCCGCCCCAGCCGCCGCGCCCGCCCACCAGTCGCCGGTGAGGAGGCCGATAGCTGCCTGGACGAAGAGCGCGACTATCAGGTGCCAGGGCATCACTCGGGCTCCGGCTCTGGCGCGGAGAATTCTCCATCCAGATAGGAGCCGCCAATTTCGGCGACGTCGCTGGCGATCGCGATCATTCCTTCAGGCGGTGACCAATCGTCGCAGCCGTCCCATAGGATCACATTCTGCACGAGGCCACCGCCGTCAATCAGAGCAAAGCGTTGCATGCTAGTTCCCCCTTACCATTCGATAATGACGAGGCCGGAGGAGCCGGGTGCCCCAGCCGCGCCCGTGTGTGCCAATATATAACAAGCCCCGCCGCCGCCGCCGCCTGTGCCGCAGCCGGAGGGTGACAGACCAGAATATGAGTCGCTCGACGCAGCGCGGGCGCTTCCGCCGCCGCCACCGAACGGTCCACCTGCACCAGCGCCGCCGTAAGGAGCTGGGCCATCGCCTCCATATGAGCCTTGAGGATATCCTGAGCCGCCGTTGCCGCCTGATGGCGGTGACGCATTGCCACCTCCGGTACCGCCGCTTCCGCCTGCCAACGTGACCAGAGCGCCGACAACGGTGCTTCCGCCATTGCCAGCATTGCCCCCGGTGCCACCAGAGGCAGCGCCCGCGCCGGCTGTGCCTCCAGCAGCAATCGTTACACTGATAACCTGGCCAGGTGTCACCACATAAGGCACCTGGATGATCGCCTGGCCGCTGCCGCCGCCGCCGCCGCCGCCGGCAGAATTCGGTGTGGATGTCGAGCCACCAGCGCCACCGCCACCGCCGCCGCCGCCGCAGCCAGAGATATAGATCTTGGTGACCCCGGCAGGGACGGTAAACGAGCCGCTCGACGTGAATGCCTGTTTTCCATGCAATTTAGTGATGGCGTGGGTCAGCTGATCGTAATCACCCGCGATGAGAACGATCCCCGCCGCCTCGATCGCCTTGCAGATATTCTCCTGCAAATCGTTCATGTAGGTGGCGTCGATCTGTGTCGCTTCCTGGCCAGCGCCGGGATCTCCAGGCGACCACATGTTGGCGACGTGTCCGTCAGCATTGGTGCGATGCATGTCTTATTCCTCGTATGAAAACAGGACGATTGTGTGCGCCGGTGCATGGCGGCGGATGACGCATTCGAGATCGATCGAGCCCCAACCGCGCAGCCGCACGCCGATCCGGTCGCCGACCCGCGCAACGCGGGCATTGGGCAGTCCTGCATCGAGGCTAACATGGACGCGCCAGACGTGGCTCCATTCCGTGCCACCGACGCGGGCGCCAATACGGTCACCGATGCGGGCCGGGCCGAGTTCCTCGATCGTGGTCGCGTAGCCAAGCGCCCCCGCGAGGGCGGTGAAATAGGCGCGGCTCTGGCCGCCGACTTCGGCGATCTTCTGGGCAAGGGCCGTCCGCCGCTCGTCCAGGCTGTCCGGCGTTCCGGTGCAGCTGTCGGGCAAGCCGGCGGTCGTTTCCCAGTTGCCCAGCAGCTCCAGCGCGGTACGCGGATCGGCTTCGTCGAGCAGGGCCGTGATCCGCCCATCCGCGCGCGCGAATTCATCGGCAAGAGCAGCCAGCAGGTTGTCCATGGTGCCGTCGGCAGGAACTGCCCAGGCGGGTCCGGACGGCAACAGCCGCTCCAGCTGGCCACGCCACGCATCAGCGTCATGAGCGAGCACGGCACTCATGCCCAGGTCACCGTGCCAAGCACCGGCAGTTCGCCCGCGCCCATGACGACATCCGCTGCCGGGACCGTCAGATTATGGAAGGTTTCGCCGGCCGCGATCGAGATCGCCTCGCTGAGCCGACTGCGGTGGATTGTGCCGCCCGGTTCCCCATCGCGGCGGATGGCATCGTCCAGTTCGGCAATGATCGCCGCGCGTACGGCCGAGGTCGACGGCACGACCGTGATCGTCATGTCGATCTCGATCGGCGTCGGCGCGAACACCGTCAGATTGGCGGTGACCGGCCTCAAAATATCGAGCGCGTCCTGGACGGCGGTGACATCGGGCCCGGTCGGGATGATGTCCTCGCGATCGTCCATTGCAAAGGTCACGCCCACCGTGCCGACGCCGAGCCAGAGCGGATAGACCCACGCGCGGGTCACGCCATCCTGGGCGAGTGCCCAGGCGCGATAGTCGTTCGCCGAACCACCCAGGGGCGGCTGCTGAATACGCAATAACAAGCGGCTGAGAAGGCTCTCATCGCTCTCTTCATCGCCGCCACCGGAAAGGCCGCCGGCGTCCACGGTGACGGTCGAGGATATACCGCCGATCGGGCTGGAGAGGGTGAGTTCGGCACCTTCCGCCAGGCTAGGCCGGGTGCCGGTCTCCAGCGCCTCGACCGCCGTGCTGACCGTGCCGCCGCCCGCGATCGCGGTGTCGGCGATCGTGCGATACTGGCTTGTCCCGGCGCTCACCAACAGCGTGCCGGCGGGGATGCTTACCGCTGGCGTGCCGGCGAAAATGACGTTGCCGCCGCCTGGGAAAGCCGCCTTGCGCGTGATACCCCAGATCGATGCATGGCGGGCCAGCGTCTCGGCATCGGCGGTGTCCGGCAGGATCTGGCGCGATGTCCAGTCAACATAGCCATAAAGGGCGGAGAGCGCGCCCGCATGCATGCGCACCAGCACGTCGAGCACCTGGTGGCGCAGACGCGCATCGGCGCCTTCCATGCGCGCCTCGACGTCGAGACGGGCGCGTTCGATCAGCTCGGTCAGGGTGGGACGGATGAAACTCAAGCGGATGCCTCCCACGCGAATTCGAAGCGCGCCGCCGCGCGATCGCCGGGCCGGGTCAGCACGACCAGGAGGGCGAGCACGTCGGTGCCGCCATTGCGCTGCCGCTCGGCCGTGACGTCGATCGACGCGGCGATGCCGTCGTCGATCAGCCATTGCAGCGCCTCGCGGGCATATTCGCGGGCCTTGACCGGGACATTGGCCACGGTCTTGGCGCGCTCGAGCAGCCACAGCCGGGAGCCCAGCTCGGCCGCGCGGTCGCCCTCGATGGACGGATAGGCATTGCCCCACCATCCGCGCGGATCTGCATCGGCGCTCGGCAGTGCATCATCGGCCAGGGCGCGGGCATCGGTGAACAGCGAGATCAGGATCGCGGTGCGCAGGCCGTCATCGGTCACGAGACTGCCGCCCTCGATCGACAGATCGGCGCCGAAGATCTCGGGATCCCAGCGGAGGGCAAGATCGCTCATGCAGCTCTCACCTTGGTGGAGCCACCGGTGATCATGCCGCCGGAGACCGTGTCGCCGATCCGCGCGACGCGCGCGCCGCCGGCGCCGCCGAGATTGACATTGTCAGAGACGACGGTGACCTCGGGCGCCTCCACCGTGACCTTCGCGGGGCTGTAGATGCGGATGCCATCGCGCTTCAGATGCACGACCTGGCCGAGATCATCGTACAGCGCGACCTCGCCTTCCTCGAGCCCGGTCAGGCGAAAGCGCCGATCGTCGACCACGATCGCGATTGCGTGGCTGCGCAGGCCGCCCACGCACAGCACGATCGCCTCGGCGCCATCCTTCGGTCGGGAAGTCATGCCGTAATTCTGGAAGCGCTCAACATCGTCCTGCGCCTCGCCGTCGAGCAATTCGACCTGCACGCCCTGGATCTTCAAGGCATCATTGAAGACGCGCACGATCGCTCGGCTCACCATCATGCGGATGCGTCCGCCCAGGGCGTCCATCATGCCGCCCTCTTCAAGGTAGAAGCATCGGCCGATTCGGGCACGGCCAGCTGCTGCCAGGCCTCCGGCCGCTGCAGTTCGAGCCGCGTCACCGTGCCGCCCTCGTCGCGCGAGAGCTCGGCGGAAATGACCAGCATCGGCAAATCGACATCGAGCGACGGCGCGACCGCCTGCACCTTGACGCCCGGCTTCCAGATCGCGCCCGAAGGATCGCGCCAGCCGGGCACAGTCGCGGTCATGGTCTGGCCGCGCGCGGCGCGGACATTGGCTTCCCAGTCGGCCCGCTTCTTGAGCGAGGTGGAATCGGCCTGTTCCTCCGCGACGATCAGCAGCGGGCGATAGCGGCCGATCGCCGGGTCTTTTGCGCTGGCCTTCAATTGGGTGACGGCCTTGCCATTGGCCTCGTCATCGCCGGACGCCTGACCCTTGAAAATATAGTCCGAATAACGATCGGCTACGTCGTGCGAGATCGCCATTTCGATCAGGCTCTCGCCTTCGACGATCTTGCCGACATTGGCGCCGCTGGCGGGATTGCCGATGACGATCGCGCCGTCGGGCTCCGACCAGGCAGTGAGTGCGCGGAAGCGGCATAGCCGCTCGATCGCCGCATGCACGGTTTCGCCCTGCTGGATCGCGAACCGGCGAACCGGCATGCCGGTATCCGCCGTGAATTTCACCTTGATGCCGAACGGTTTCACGAGATCCGCCACGATCGTCTCCAGCTTCGCCTTGCGCCAGCTGCCGGGACTGACGATCGCCGAGCAGTCGACCAGGTCGGCCGCCTTGTCCCGGCCGACCACGGCAATCTCATGCGCGGTGCTGCTGAGGCTTATCGACAGGCTGTCGATGGTGCCCGTGATCAGCTGCTCGCCGTCGATCGAAATGGTGCAGGGCGCCAGGGCGCGGATCTTGCGGACCTCGCCCTGCGTCACTTCCCGGCTGGTAAGCTTGAGCTCGAAGCTTCCCGTCAGCGCATCGAGCGAGCGGCGGATGCGCACCCCGGTCCAGCCACGATGGGCGCGGCCGTCGACCGTCAGGGTCACGATGTTTGCGGGAATCTGGACCTGGTCAGCCATTGACGATCACCTTGAGCGTCGTGCCCGCCGGGACGAAGGCCGGATGCGCGACCTTGTTGCGCGCAACGATGTCCTGGGCGCGGGTGTCGGCAGAGCCATGGCCATAGAGCCGGTTGGCGATGACCAGCGCCGGCTCGGCCGCCCTGGTCGGCAGATCGCGCAAGGCGGGCAGCTGGGGCGCGCGCAGGCCGATGTCGCGCACGACCGCACGGCGGAGCGCATCGAGATCCGCAACGCGGTCATCTTGCCCGGCGTCGGCCGCGACGATCATCACGTCATCGAGCAGCTGGTTGGTCGCCGCTCTGATCGCCTGCGCCTCGTCGAGCGAGATGAAGCTGGTCCCGGCGACCGCGCGCACCAGCTCGGCCGCCGCTGCGACCCGGTAGAGATGGACAAGGGCGTCGCGATTGGATGCTTCACGCCGCCGCGCCGGCGTCGGGGCATTGGCAACCGAGACCATGCTGATCGCCGCGCTGCCGGACCCGGCGATAAGGGTGGGATCGCCTGCAGGGTCATAGGCGATCATGCTGGAGAATGCGGCAATGCGCCGGCGCGGTGGGCCGCCGAGCAGGCTGACCGCCTGCACGAGCCCCACCAGGGCGTGACCCAATGCGAGCGGCGATCGCAGCAATCCGCCCAGTCCAAGCGCGGCGAGACCGGTCTCAAAGGCGCGTAGCGCGGGGCCAGTGCCACCACCGATGCCGGCCCTGATCTGGGTCAGGACGGCAAGGCCCGAGACCAGCGAGCCGGCCGCCTCCTCGACAAAGGAGGGCCAGCCATCGAGATCGAAGCTGGCGGCGAAGCGCTCGGGCGCGGCGGCGATCGCGAAGTCGGCCGCGTCGATCGACAGGACCTGGCCATCGGCCGACTGGCTTGCGGCGACCGGCGTGCCGGCCTCGCTGAAGGTGATCGAGAACCGACCTATGCCGCCTTCCTCGGTCGATTCGGAGAGCGTCCAGTCCAGCACGCTGACCTGCATCTGGCCGAGCCAGGGATGCACGAGCGTGCCAGGTCCGGGCGCGTCCAGGGCGGCGCGCAGCTGCTCGCGATCGCTGAAATACTCCGCGCCAGCGACGAACACCTCGATACTGAAGGTCGCGGCCGCGCCGCCGAGATCCTCAACGATCGGTTCGTCGCGGCCGGGGAGCTCATGGATCACATTGCGCCGGCCGCCGCTCGCCTCATGGCTAGTGGTCTTGAAGCTGGCGCCCCGGAAGCTGCCGATCTGATATTCGTCGCGCCAAGTCATGCCGCACCCGCCATGGCCTTGCCGGTGCGAACATTGAGCGGCACACGCGGATTGGCGCTCGACATCTGCGTCGTGCGAACTTGCGTGCCCGGCGCCGCTTTGACCTCAATCTGTACCTTGCCGCCGACCTGGACATCATTGGCGGCTTGCGGACGTGATGGTGCGGGAGCGCGGGAGGGCAGCGCCTTGGGTGCAGCCGGAACCATGCGCGGTGCCGACGTAGCGCCGCGCCTGAGTGGCCCTTTGCCGCCCTGCTGCCAGGCGGGCACGTTCATGGGCCGGGCTCCCCTTTTTTGTGGTCCAGTGCCGGGCATCTTTGCCGCCGGTGTGCCGGCAGAACCATCAGACGCCAGTGCGCCGACACCTCGCCACAAGGCACGCCTGACGGGCCCAACAGGGTCCGCCA